GAAGAATGTGGATTATTGGACACGCCAACGGCGATTGCGAAGGGAATGAGTTTTCCAACACCAATGGCTGGGAACAAACACACGAACCAGGTTCCACCTTGCGTGAAAAGGGGAACGAGAAACCACCAGTTATGCACTTTGATAACGGAGATGTATCTGACGCCTGGAAAGGTGAGGATACCTGGTGGACGCATGAATCCAAACTTTTTGGAGTTCCTCATGGGGTTTCCACGGAACTGGACCAAACTAGAAACAAAAGAATAAAAGCGTTGGGTAACGCAATACTTCCTTTGATTCCTTATTATCTAGGGAAAGCAATTTTACAGACCTACACATTATGAGAGAAGAAAAAGAAAAGTTTTATTCCAATCAGTTAACTGCTGATAGAGTTTCAAATTTAACTGACAAGCTGTCAGTTTATCACAGCAGGTTAATGGCTTTGGAAAGAGACGTCAAAAGACATTTTAATGGTTGTTCTTGTGGAAATTCAAAACCACAAGAAGAAGAAGGCGTTAGAAAAGGCAGAGAGACAAAAGAATACATAGACAAAATTAATAAGGAAAAAGGTTAGGTATGGCAGATTTTATTCAACACGAAAGTTGTCCGAGTTGCAAAAGCTCTGATAATTTGGCAAGGTATAGTGATGGCAGCGCATTTTGTTTTGGTCAAGGCTGCGGTCATTATGAAAAAGGAAGTGGCGAAACAGTAAAGGCTAAAAAAAATTGCTCGCCGGCTTAATTGAAGGCGAATACAAACCACTTAAAAAAAGATTAATAAACGAAATTACCTGTAAAAAATTTCATTATCAGATAGGAACTTATGCAAATCGTAATTGTCATATTGCTAATTATTATAATCGTAATCTTGATGTAGTCGCACAGAAACTACGCTTTGCTAATAAAGATTTTAAATGGCTGGGTAATCCTCAAAGTATTTCTCTATTCGGAGAAAACCAATACAGAGACAAGGGAAAGATTGTTTGCGTAGCAGAAGGTGAAATAGATGCTATGTCAATTTCACAACTGCAAGGCAATAAATATCCTGTTGTCTCTGTACCAAGCGGTGCAGCTTCAGCGCCAAAATTCATTGCACAGTCTATTGAATGGTTGGAACAATTTGAAAATGTTGTTTTTATGTTCGACCAGGACGAAGCAGGTAAGGAAGCTGCGAAAGAGTGCGCTTCCATAATCACACCACGTAAAGCAAAGATAGCAAACTTTGAACTTAAAGACGCTAACGAAATGTTAGTGAATGGAAAAGGTCAAGACTTGATGAATGCCATGTGGGAAGCAAAAGTCTATAGGCCTGATGGAATTGTATTTGGAAAAGATACTTGGAAGAACTTAATAGAAGATAATGATAAAGATAGTATTCCTTATTCCTGGAATGGATTAAATAATAAAACTTTAGGATTAAGATTAGGTGAAATAGTTACATTTGCTGCAGGAACCGGACAAGGAAAATCGCAGGTTTGTAGGGAAATTGCACATCACTTAATACTGAATGGCGAAAAGGTTGGTTACATAGCGCTCGAAGAAAATGTTCAGCGTTCTATTAGAGGATTAGTTTCTATAGGATTAAATAAACCTATTCATTTACCTGACGTAAGAAAAGCAATTCCTGAAAAGGAAATGAAAGAGGCCTGGACCACTATTAAAGATAGCTGTTTTTTCTACGACCATTGGGGAAGTATTGAAAGTGACAATCTTTTAAACCGAATTAGATATTTAGTTCGTGCTTGTAATTGTAAATGGATTGTACTTGACCACTTATCAATAGTTATTTCAGGTAATGAAAATTCAGATGAACGAAAATTAATTGATATTACAATGACAAAACTTCGTTCACTCGTAGAAGAATTAAATGTTGGTTTGCTTCTAGTTACACATTTAAAAAGACTAGATGGCAATAGAGACCATACAGATGGAGTAGCAACTTCAATTTCTCATTTGAGGGGAAGTACACAAATTGCAGGACTAACAGACATTGTTATTGGATTAGAACGCAATCAACAATCTAATGATACTCCTGATAGAGTTACAATTAGAGTTTTAAAGAACAGGTTTTCAGGTGATACTGGAATTGCAACTTATTTAAATTACGACAAAGACACAGGAAGATTAACTGAAGAAGGCTGCACTTTTCAAGGTGAGCTAAATGAGACCAGCAATTACTGAGACTTTACTTCATGATTTACTAAATGATTTTCTTGAAGGCCAGGAGAATTATTTAGAGCTATCGGAAAAAGATAAGAAAGAATCTTTTACACTTTATAAAAATATTCTCACCACAGTTTATGACACGATTAATATTCCAGATGCAGACGGAATAATTTTTGCAAAAGATACGAAGTCAAAAAAAGTAATTTGCGAAGCGATGAACAATCTTCGTTCAATAGTACCAGAGGTAGATAGTATTTCAGTAAGCGTAGTTAATTAGGTTAGGAAAATATGCGTATTATATTTGATGTTGAAACAAATGGATTATTAGAAAGTTTAAATAAAATCCATTGTATAGAAATTAAAGATATTGATAACGGAACTGAATTAAGTTTCACACCAGAGAATGTTGAAGTTGCATTACCAATATTAGAAAATGCTGAAGAACTAATCGGACATAACGTTTTAAAGTTTGACATTCCTGCAATACAAAAAATGTATCCTGGTTTTAAACCGAAAGGAAAAATCTTTGATACGCTTATTTGTTCTCGTTTAATTTGGACTGATATTAAGGATAGGGATTTTAGAGGAGTTAATTCTTTTGGTTTTCCTATGAGATTAGTTGGAAGGCATTCTCTTGAAGCTTGGGGTTATCGTCTTAAAATTTATAAAGGTGATTTTCATAAAGAAACAGACTGGCAGAACTGGTCCGAAGAAATGCAGAAATACTGCAAGCAAGATGTTAAAATAACTTTTGATTTATATAACAAGATTCATTCCAAAGACTATTCAACAACCGCAATAGAACTAGAACATAAGTTCGCAAAATATATTTGGCTGCAAGAACAACACGGTTTCAGTTTTAATGTTGATGCCGGACAAAAACTTTATTCTCAATTGGCTGCAAGACGCCAGGAAATTTATGAAGAACTGCAAAAAGTATTTCCACCCTGGCAAAAGGATTTAGGAACCTGGACGCCGAAAAGAAATAATAAGACGAAAGGTTATATTGCCGGAATTGCCATTAATAAATACCAGGAAATAACTTTCAACCCTGCGAGTAGGGACCACATTGCAGACAGGCTTATTAAATTAAAAGGCTGGGCGCCTAAAGAATTTACAAATGAAGGCAAGCCCAAAGTTGATGAATCAGTTTTAAATAAACTCACGTATCCTGAAACAAAACTCTTATCCGAATACTTAATGATTAACAAAAGGATAGGTCAGTTAGCTGAAGGGAATAATGCGTGGTTAAAGTTAGAAAAGGAAGGAAAAATTTATGGTTCTGTTAATACGAATGGCACAATTACTGGAAGATGCACTCATCAAAATCCTAATGTGTCTCAAGTTCCTGCGGTTAATTTGCCTTATGGGTTGGAATGCCGTAGCTTGTTTATTGCTGATAATGGGTGCAAGCTTGTGGGGGTTGATGTTTCAGGTCTCGAGTTGCGCGTGTTATCTCATTATCTATTTCCTTATGATGATGGCGAATATATTAAACAAATTCTTCAAGGGGATATTCACAAATATAATCAGGAAGCTGCAGGACTGGATTCACGTGATACAGCCAAGACCTACATTTATGCTACTCTTTATGGGGCAGGTCTTAATAGACTATCAGAAATCACAGGTAAGTCTTTGGCAGAAACTAAAAGAATTAATCAACAATTCTTAAAGAATATTCCTGCACTTAAAAGATTAAAAGAAGATGTAATTAAAACTTACAGAACTAAAAATTATTTAAAAGGTTTAGACGGAAGAAAACTTTCAATTCGTTCTGAGCATTCTGCACTTAATACACTTATTCAATCGGCGGGAGCATTAATCGTAAAGCAAGCAACAATAAATCTTCACGAACAATTATTGAAAAAACTTACTTACGGAAAAGACTTTGCACAAGCCGCACACATACATGATGAATTTCAATTACAAGTTAGAAAAGGCTTAGAAGATTATGTTGGTAAAGAAGCAGTTAAAGCAATTGAAGATACTCAAAAGAATTTTAATTTTAGATGTGAGCTTACAGGCGAATATAAAATCGGAAGGACCTGGGCCGACACACATTAAAGGTGATGGCGAAGTTTAATAACAATTCTGATTTTGACGTAGATTTACAATACGGAAAGAAAAGAGAAAAAGTAATCGCCAAAATATTAGAGAAGGGAAAACTCGAAGTTAAGTCTGAAAGGAATTGGTGGTGGAAAACTAATAACATTGCGATTGAGTTTGAGAGTTGGGGAAAGCCGTCAGGAATAAAAACAACAAAAGCGAAATACTGGGTTCAAAATCTTTGCATAGATGAAATTTTATATGCAAGTATAATTTTAGATGTCTCAATAGTTAAAAGGCTTTGCAAGAAATATAAAAACAATTGGCGAAGTGGGGGTGATTATAAAGCATCAAAATTTTATTTAATCCCATTACAAGAACTACTTATTTATGACAGTAAAATTGCCAACAAAAATTAAACTTAATCATAGTGACATAACAATAAAGAAAATAGAAAGTGGAGTTGCGCTTGATATGGGTGACCAGCAAGGTTCTTATTCTTCTAGAACAAACACAATCTATTTAGACAGAGAACAATTAGAAGGGGCAGCAGGCGTTGATTTAATTTTACATGAATTGGCACACGCCATTGCCTATCAATATAATTTTGAAAAACATATTACCGAAGAACACGTGGTCAATTCAATGGCCACTGGCTACACAGAGATACTTAAACGCAATCCATTACTTCTCAAATGGATAAAACAAGAGTTAGGAAAAAATGACTAAAATGCTTAATAATGAGAAAATGGCTATAAATGGCGGTAAAACACAGCCAAAAAAAGCCCATATTCACGCACAGGACAACAAAAGTGAGGCTCCTAAGGGCCTAGATAACCCCCTAAATAACAGGACCTTAATTATAGATGGTGACATATTAATCTATAAAGTGGCTTGTCAGGTAGAGCAGGCCATAGAATGGGACGAAGATTTATGGACCCTTCATGCAGATTTTAAACAAGCGAGAGATAAGCTTGCTGACACCATTACATATTATGAACTTACTTTATTAGCTAAACGCATTGTTATAGCTTTAGGAAGTAAAGATTCATTTAGAAAGAAAATTAATCCTCTTTATAAATCCAATCGTAAAAAGACGCGTAAGCCGGTTGTGTACCAACCTTTAAGGGAATGGGTTTTAGAAAATTATAAATGCTATGTTAAACCAAAATTGGAAGGCGACGACATAGTTGGAATATTAGCAACTGGTAATATTATTGAAGGTGATAAAACCGTTTTAACTAATGACAAGGATATGAAAACTATTCCTGGCACGCATTGGTTTTTAGGTGATGATGATTATACAATCATTGATGAGGACACGGCAAACTATAATCATATGCTGCAAAGTCTCACAGGTGATGTTGCAGACGGATATAAAGGTTGTCCGAACATAGGAAAAGTTACAGCAGAAAAAATATTAACACCGCATAAAAATAATTATAAAAAGATGTGGGAAGCTGTTGTTGATACATACAAAAGCAAAGGATTAAATTCAAAGGTTGCTCTGCGAGAAGCGCGAATGGCTCGTATCCTGCGTGCTTCAGATTATAACTTTAAAACAAAGAGACCTATCTTATGGCAGCCACCGGCATGAAGCATGTAAAAATACTTGAAGAAGCCAAACGCTTGACTTCAAAGGATAGGGAAAAAGATTATGGCAATAAAAGAATAAGCCATGAGAATGTCGCAAGGCTTTGGAGCGCGTACTTAAATATTAATATTACCGCGCATGACGCAGCTATTCTTATGTGCCTGTTAAAGATAGCTCGAACACAATTAGGAAAAAACAGAATTGATAATTACGTGGACCTGGTAGGCTATGCTGCGATTGCTGGTGAGTTGTCAAAAGAAAGAAAAAAGGAAAGCCTTGAAGAATATGATTGGCGAGACGGTACCGACCCTGACTAGAAGGCAATCCCAACTTTATAATTTTATAAAAAATTTTATAGAGAAAAAAGGGTACTCTCCATCTTACCAGGAAATGCTAGAACATATGGAAGTGCACTCCAAACAAATTATTTATTCATTCCTTGAATCATTACAAAAGCACAACAAAATTAAAAAAATAAAACACATGGCGAGAAGCATTGAAATATTATGAACTACAAATCTTTGGACGGAAAAAAACAATCGGTGTTATGGACGATTTATCACACAGTCCTAGCTATTGAAATAGGATTACTTATTGTAATCGAACTTGCAGAACTACTTATTTACTACAATCAAATCAAAGGTTTCTAAAAAATTTTCTAGAAAGACCCACTTTTAGAAGAAAAACTTATGGATAAAAAACAAGATATTAAGCTTCCAAAAATAAGTAAAGACCTATTGGAAGCGTTAGACAAGCTATTCCCTGAGAATAGTCCTAATTTAGACTGGTCTGAAAAACAGTGCTTTTGGTTTGGTGGTCAACGAAACGTTATTCGTTTTCTTATCGAACAATACAAAAGACAAAACGAAACAATTATAAATAAGGAGTAAAAGCTTATGTGTTTAGGAGGAGGAAGACAATCCAATCCACCACCTCAAGACCCACCTGCTGCTGCACCTCCTGCACCTCCTGCTGCTACAAATTTAGTATCAGCACAGGCTTCACCGTCACCGACTGATGAAGCTTCAAGGAGTTCACAGGAAACTGGCTCAACCATTCTTGCTAAAAAGAAGGGTAAGAAGGCACTGAAAATTGATTTAGTGGCTTCAGGTGGAAGTGGCGTTCAAACTGGTGGCTAATAGGAAATTAAACTATGCCTGAAGATTATATGAACAATGTGACTACTGCTAAAAGCAGATACGAACAACTAGCTACTGCTAGAGAGCAATTTCTTGAACGAGCTAGGGAATGTTCTGAACTTACATTGCCATTTTTAATTCCACCTACAGACTCAACTGAACACGCAAGGTATGCAACACCATATCAAGGCATTGGAGCTAGGGGAGTAAACAATTTAGCAAGTAAACTATTACTGGCTTTACTTCCAACTCAAGCACCATTCTTTAGAATGAAGATTGATGACTTTAAAGTAAAAGAACTTGAAGGGGACGAAGCGTTAAAAACACAAATTGAAACTGGTCTAGCTGAAATAGAACGTGCTGTAATGACAGACATAGAAGTTAATGCAGACAGAGTTGCAGTTTTTGAATGTTTGAAACATTTAATAGTTGGGGGCAATGCTCTTTTATATGTGACAGAAGAAGGATTAAGAATTTTTCCATTACAACGTTACGTATGCAAACGTGACCCAATGGGAAGCGTAACAGAGCTTATTACTAAAGAGAGCATAGGTCTCAGTGTTTTACCTGAAGACATTCGCAAAGCTGTTCTTAAAGTAGACCAAGCACTTGATTATAGTAATAGAGAAAGTTCTTGTGATATTTACACGCACATTTGCAGAAGAAATAAAAAGTGGGAAGTATTCCAAGAAGCTAAAGGAGTTAAAATACCTTCAAGCATTGGAACTTTTCCAATAGATAAATCACCGTACATTGTTTTACGTATGTCTAGAGTGGCAGGAACACAAGAAGATTACGGACGTTCATATGTAGAACAATATCTAGGCGACTTACGCAGCATTGAAGGATTACAAAAAGCAATTATTGAGGGTAGTGCTGCTGCAAGTAAAGTTCTTTTTCTTTGCAGTCCAAATGGGACAACAAGAGCTTCAGTTTTAGCCAACTCTCCAAATGGGGCGGTGCGAGAGGGCAATGCTCAAGACGTAAGCGTAGTTCAAGTCAATAAATTTGCAGACTTTAGAATTGCATATGACAGCATAGCAAGGATTGAACAAAGATTACAATTTGCTTTTCTATTAAACACTTCAGTTCAAAGACAAGCTGAAAGAGTTACAGCAGAAGAAGTACGCTTTATGGCAGAAGAATTAGAGAGTTCTCTTGGTGGAGTTTATTCAATTCTATCTCAAGAATTTCAACTTCCATATGTTGTAAGAAAATTACAAATAATGGAAAAGCAAAAGAGATTACCTACACTACCTAAAGGAATA